CATCAAGCGCGGTGAGTTTAACCGCCAGGTCAATGCAGTTTCGCATTACGAACAGGCCATGACCGCAGAAGAGCAGCGCGCAGTCGCCACGCTCGCGGAAGCTGGCCGGGCGCGTATTGCCAAGACTGTGCGGGGATTTGACCAAGCCGCAGAGCGTCAGATGATCGAATATGCGGTGAAGGCCGGCATAAGCAAGCAGGACGCGCAGAAGTGGCCGCTCAATCCGATCACGGCTGAGTTCGCTTGGAAGGCAATGCAGTACGACAAGCTGCAAGCATCCACCAAGGCCGCAACTGCGGCAAAGCCCAATGCTGCTCCCTCAACTCCAGTTCGTGCCGTCAGCGGGAAGTCAACCGGCGCCTCGGTCAAGTCCCCCGAGCAGATGAGCGACGACGAGTATTATCGTTGGGAGATGTCCAAAACCGTCAAGGCGATGCGCCGCTAAGTGCGGGCCGTCTGACATAGATAGGGAACGGAGCGCTGTGAAGCGCCCCGCGTAAACGCATGTCAAATACACTGCTCACTGTTGACAAGATCACGCGCAAGGCGCTTGTGGTCCTGCACCAGAACCTAAACTTCATTGGCAACATCGACCGTCAATATGACAGCTCGTTCGCCAATGCTGGCGCGCAGATCGGTGACACGCTGCGCATTCGCCTGCCGAACCAGTACACGGTTCGCACCGGCTCCACCTGGTCTGCGCCGGCAATCACCGAGCAGTCGGTGAGCCTGCAGGTCAACCGCTATCGCGGTGTGGACATGAACTTCTCCGATCAGGACCTGACCCTGAAGGTGGAAGACTTCACCGAGCGCCACATCAAGCCCGCCATGGCAGTGCTGGCCTCGCACATTGAGAACGATGCGCTCTCGATGTGCAACAGCGTCTATCAGGCGGTGAACAACGTGGGCACTGCCATCGGCACCCGCAACGTGAACCTGGCCGGCAAGGCGCTGACTGACGCGCTGGCGCCGCCGTCTGACCGCAACATCATCCTGAACACCACTGACCGCGTGGACTTCTTGGAAGCCACCAAGGGTCTGTTTCAGGATAGCACGGCGATCAAGCAGCAATACCGTGAGGGCATGATCGGCCGCATGGGTGGTTTCGACTTCTACGAAAACACGCTGATCCCGACCGCCACGACCGGCACCGCGCTGAGCGCCACCACCTACACGGTGAACGGTGCATCTCAGACCGGCGCCGCCATCACTGTCGCTACCGGCTCCACCACCTTTGCCGTGGGCGACGTGATCACCTTCGCCGGCTGCAACCGCGTCCATCCTGAGACCAAGACCGACACGGGCAGCCTGCAGCAGTTTGTCATCACCGCGGCTTATGCCGGCGGCGCTGGCAACCTGGCCATCTCGCCTTCCATCGTGACCTCTGGCGCCCGCCAGAACGTCTCTGCCAGCCCGACCAACGGCGGCGCGGTGGTGAAGGTGGGCGGCGCCTCGGCCGTCTACAAACCGAGCCTAGCGTTCCACAAGGATGCGTTCACCTTCGCGACGGCCGACCTGCCGATGCCCAAGGGCACCGACATGGCCTACCGCAGCGTGATGGACGGCATCTCTATGCGTATGATCCGCGACTTTGATAGCGTCAACGCGCGCTACATCACCCGCCTGGACGTGCTGTATGGCTATGTCGCGCAGCGCCCCGAGCTGGCCTGCCGCATCCTCTCGAACTAAGGGGGCGCGGACATGGCAGTTTCAACTATTGGCGGCAATATCCTCGCCGCTGGCGTGTTTACCATCAGCATCGACGTGGCGTCTGTTGCGGCCAATATTTCGGCAGAGCAGACGTTTACCGCGCCAGGGGTTCTCCCTGGCGATATGGTGTTCGTGAACACGCCGTCTGTCGGCACCGCAACCTTGAACGCAGGCTTGGGCGTGACCGGCGCCCGTGTGACGGCGGCCAACACTATCGGCCTGCGGTTTATGAACAGCACGGCCGGCGCGCTCGATCCATCGGCGGCGGCTGCTTACAGCGTTTTCGTGGTTCGCCCTGAAAGCGGCACGCTCACGGGCTTCGCGCCCTAGTCGGCTGGGCGGGGGTTTCGGCCCCCGCTCTTTTTCCTTGGAGGATCAGATGCCCCACGTTGAATTCCCAAAAGTGCTGTATCTGCGCGGCTGGGACGATCTGGCCGCCTGCGTCACGGTGCAGGATGCCGGGCAGGAAGCCGAGGCCCGCGCCCAGGGCTACAGGGGCCTTGCTGAGCCTGTTGTGGAGGCAGAGGCGGGCGAGGATGCCCCGGACGCACCTAAGCGCCGTGGGCGGCCTGCAAAGGCGGTTGAGGCGTGAGTTTACTCACGATAGCGCAGGCGGTGGCCGACGACATCGGCCTAGACGTGCGCCCGGCCACTGTCGTCAATAACCCGGACGTGGACGCGCAGCGCATGCTGCGGATGGCCGGCCGCGTGTGTTCTGACCTTGCCACGCGCGCGCCATGGCAGGCGCTGCGGCGCGAGGTGACGTTCACCACCGTGGCGGCCGAGGTGCAGCCTGGCATCTTCCCGGCTGACTTCCACCGCATGTCGCCGGAAACGCTGTGGGACCGGACCAACAACATTTTTATCTCGGGCCAGATGAGCCCGACCGAATACCAATCCCGCAGGAACTCGCCGCTGTCTACGGGATATGCCGGGCCGATGCGGTGGTTTACCCGGCGAGATGATGCGCTGCTGCTGTGGCCTGCGCCGCCGGCCGGCCTAACGGTGTCGTTTGAATATCAGAGCCTAGCGTTCTGCCGATCGTCGTCAAATGTGGATCAGATTGCGTGGGCGGCTGACACAGACCTTTCCAACCTGTCGGAAGAGCTGGTGACGCTGGGCCTGATCGCGCGGTTTCTGGAGGCCGATGGCCAGCCCTGGCAATCGGCCAAGGCTGAGTTTGAAAAGCGCTTGACGCGGGAAATGCGGGCCGACCGCAACGCGCCGCGCATCCTGATGGTGAGCGACATTTTCGGCGGATCGCGGCGCTTTAGCGGCGAGCCTGGGCCGGATGGCAATATCGGGTATTACTACTGATGGCGGACGTTCGCGCGGCCTCTCTGCCGGCCCCTGTGGGTGGGTGGGACGTTCTCAACGCTATTGCGGACATGCCGCCCGAGAATGCCGTGCGCCTGGATAACTGGTTCTGCGAGCCTGATCGGGTGGAGACGCGCGGGGGCTACACCACCCACGTCACTGGCTTTACGGACACGGTGGACACGCTCTTCGCATATCGGCCGCCGAATGGTGGCGATAGGCTGGCGGCGGCGGCGGGTGGGTCAATCTTTGATGCCACCACGGCAGGGACGGTTGGGACGGCCATAGCTGTCGGCTTCACGTCGGCGCGGTGGCAGTATGTGCAGGCGACGACCGCCGGCGGCCATTTCATCCTAGCGGTGAACGGCTCTGACGCGCCGATCCTCTACAATGGCAGCGTCGTGACTGCGGCGTCCATCACCGGCCCGACACCGGCAAACCTCGCATGGATCAGCCTGCACCAGCGGCGGGTGTGGACCGGCGAGCGCAATTCGCTTGTGGCCTGGTACTTGGCGCCAAACGCGATTGCCGGCACCGCTGTGCAGTTTGACCTGACGAGCGTGGCGACCCTGGGCGGCTCCATCACGACCATGGCCACATGGTCACGCGACGGTGGCGCGGGCGCTGATGACACGGCGGTATTCATCACCAGCGAGGGCGAGGCGCTGATTTACGCAGGCACTGACCCGAGTAGCTTGGCGACGTGGGCCCTGCAGGGCGTGTTCCGCATTGGCCGGCCGCTGGGGCGGCGGTGCGTGGTGAAATTTGGCGCTGACCTATGCGTGTTCACTGAGGACGGCATCATCCTACTGTCGCAGATTTTGCCGGTGGACGCATCGCAGCGCAGCGCGGCGGCGATTTCCCGCCAAATCAATGCCGCGGTGACGGCGGCCGCGCGCGAATACGGCAGTTCGTTTGGTTGGGAGCCTTTCCTGTATCCCGCGCGCAACATGGCGATCTTCAACGTGCCGGTTGCGAATGGGGCGTTCGATCAGTTCGCGTTTAACACGATCACGCGCGGGCCTTCGCGGTTTACAGGCGTGCCGGCGCGCTGCTGGGGGCTTATCGGCGGCCTGCCGTATTTTGGCTCACAGGATAGCGTCTGCCTGTTTGACAACGGCTCTACAGACAACGGCGCCACGATCACGGCGGTGGCGGTGCAGGCGCCCAATGCGTTCGGATCGCGGCCTCAAAAGAAAATGTTTCGCCGGGTGCAGCCGATCCTGCGC